CAGTAATAGAAGGTAACTATGAGGAGGTCTAGTAGCACTATTCCTTTTGGTTATACCCTCAGTGAGACTAACGCAGAGTTGTTGACTCCAGTACCTGAGCAACTAGAAGCTTTAGAAAAGATAGTCCCGATGATTAAGGACAAGGCTTTGAGTTTGCGCGAAGGAAGTATGTACCTCGAAAGCATGACAGGCCGCAAGTTATCGCACATGGGCTTAAAGAAGATAGCAGATAAACATGCAGAATGATTGGGATGTTAATCCTGACAACTATGCAAAGGATGACGACGGTGAGTTTATACTTAAAGTCGACGGTACTCCGCGTAAGAAAGCAGGTAGAGCTAAAGGGTCTAAGGGGCGTGGTTACACTTTCCACTCAGAAACTAAAGCAAAGATGGACGCAAAGAAAAGCGTCAGAGAAAAACAAAAGAAATTAAAAGCGGCACAGGCTAAAGTTGAGAATTACAAAAAGTCTATCGGCACAACCAAAAAGACTCTTAACAAGCTAGAAGGAACTGGAAGCTCAACCATCATTGAAGATGTAGAACTAGCCTCCATACCTAATGCCTTAGCCGCTGAAGCACAAGAAGAGGTTATCTTCAAGGCCAACGAAGGCCCACAAGAAGACTTCTTAGCCGCAGGAGAGACAGATGTACTCTACGGCGGTGCGGCAGGAGGCGGTAAGTCCTACGCCATGCTAGTAGACCCATTACGTTACGCCCACAGACCCGCTCACAGAGGTCTAATCATAAGACGCTCGATGCCAGAATTACGAGAGCTTATAGACAAAAGTAGAGAGTTGTACCCCAAAGCTTTTCCCGGCTGTAAGTACAAGGAAGTGGAGAAGCTTTGGAACTTTCCAAGCGGTGCAAAGATAGAGTTTGGATTCTTGGAGCGTGATGCAGACGTATATCGGTATCAGGGACAAGCATATAGTTGGATAGGTTTTGATGAGATTACTCATTTGCCTACAGAGTTTGCTTGGAACTACCTAGCTTCGCGGCTACGTACAACCGATAGCGAGATAACGCCATATATGCGTTGTACTGCAAATCCCGGCGGTTCTGGGGCAACATGGGTAAAGAAGCGTTACATTGATCCTGCGCCTTCTCACGAGTCTTTCATAGGACATGATGGCTTAACACGGAAGTTTATACCCGCTAGGCTACAGGATAATCCTTTCCTAGCAAAAGATGGACGATACGAAAAGATGCTACAGGCTTTACCGCCTACACAGCGTCAGCAACTCCTAGAAGGAAACTGGGATGTTGCAGAAGGTGCGGCCTTTACAGAGTTTGTTCCGCAGTTACATGTTATTACGCCTTTTGAAATACCAGTACATTGGGAAAGGGTTAAAGGAATTGACTACGGTTATGCATCAGAGAGTGCTTGTATCTGGGGAGCAGTTGATCCTAGTGATGGTACTTTAATTATCTATCGTGAGTTGTACCGTAAAGGCTTGTTAGGTACAGAGCTTGCAGAGATGATAACTGAGATGGAAGCACCAGACCCCTTCTCAGTGCAAGGAGTGCTTGATACAGCGTGTTGGAGCCGAACAGGTACTACAGGCCCAACAATTGGAGAAACGCTTCAGAGAGCAGGACACAAGCTCAGGAGAGCAGATAAGAATAGGATACAAGGAAAGATTCAAATCCACGAATACTTAAAAGTCATGCAAAGCGGTAGGCCCAGAATACAACTATTTAATACATGCCCTAACCTGATACGCGAACTACAAAGTATTCCTCTGGATAAACGCAACCCAGAAGACGTAGATACACATGCACCAGATCACGCATACGATGCACTACGTTATCTGATAATGTCTAGACCACGTATAAACGACACATTGAACCAAATGAGACAGTTCCACAGAGAAAGAAGTTATGCTCCAGTGGACTCAACATTTGGATACTAAATAAATTTAATAGGAGATACCCTCATGTCAACCCCAACAGGCATAGTAAACATTCGCAAAGACGTAAACGATGCGGCGATAGCATCAGATGTTCGTAGACTTTCAGCACGAGCAGGTGCAGAAGTAACAGTAACCACAGCAACAATTGCAGTAACTGATGACACTAATACTGACGTTAGCTTTACTCAACCCGCAGGAACTATTATCCGCAACTTGATTGCTATCCCTGCCGGAAACATCGTAACAGGCGGTACAAGTGGTAATGACGTAGACTTTAGTTTAGGAACAGCCGCAGGTGGTGGACAGATTATCGCTACTGAAGCTATCCTAGATGACGGTGGTTCTGCTGTAACTTGGGCGGCTAAAGCTCCTTTGTATCTTATTAAAGATTCTCACGGCCACGGAGCTAACGCTTTTGTAAGCACTTCAGTAACCGCAGGTGTTGTAGGCGGCCCCGCTACTTCAGAGGCTATTGTAATTGCAAGCACTTTATACAGTGCCGCTGACCGTACTCTACACGCTCGACTAACTCCAATCGGAGCAGACCTAGCTACAGCGGCTACAACTGTTAAGTACATCGTTCAGTTCCAAGCTCTATAAGCAATTTAAGTTTAACACCTGCCTAATTCTAACGATGACGGCAGGTTTTTAAAGGAAGAATACATGAGTGAAGAAGAGAACGGTTTATTCGGAAACGCAGGTGAAATTTACTTTGCACCAGTAGAAGGTGAGAGTGGTCTTGACTTGACGCTTGAAGAATCTGTACGTCTTAAATTTGTAGGCTTGGTCGAAGATCGTTTTGAACAAGCAGAAAGAGCTAGAGAGCATGATGAAGCTCGATGGCTCCAAGCGTATCACAATTTCCGTGGATTATATCCTAAGAATGTACGCTTCCGCGAATCAGAAAAGTCCAGAGTCTTTATCAAAGTAACTAAGACTAAAGTTATTGCGGCTTTTGGTCAACT